AGCGGCATCGCAGCTGTTGGCTAAGACTCCAGAGCTTGGTCGTTGGGACGACATCTTTGTCTTTACGGACAAGGAGTTGAAGACTCAAGCATTCACTATGTTGGGAGACGCTCTTCGTGAGAAGAACGGCCTAGCAGCAAAGTGGACGCCACGTCAAGGACCATTGGCAGTTGAAATCCGTAACTTCTATGGAATGTCACCTAAGTTTTACCGCAAGTCTCTTGTTGAACTGACTAACGTCGTTGAACAAAAGATGTGCGCAAAGGACTGGGATAGCATTAACTTCAGCCACGTACCTTCGTTGGCAGCTTCTCGTTACAAGAAGGCATTTACTCGTAATACGTCAAAGTTTGCTGAGTATGTTGCTAAGCTCGTAAAGGGAGATGACCCAACTGTTAAGGTTAACGCTGCTGCAGTGTACCCATACGATGTGTTGAAGGGTGTAATGTCTATGCATTACAACAACAACTACGGTAAGACAGAGCTAGACCATATCGTAGCTCAATGGGAAGCGCTTCCTAACTATGTTGGTGATGCGAACATCCTTCCACTTGTTGACGTTTCGGGTTCTATGAACACGGGCATCGGTAGTGGAAAGACGACGTGCATCGATGTAGCGGTTTCGCTAGGATTGTATTTGTCAGAAAAGAACAAGGGTAAGTTCAAGGACACGTTCTTGACCTTCTCTTCAAAGCCAGAACTTTTGCACCTAAAGGGTAACATTGTTCAAAAGGCTCAACAAATGGTTAAGTCTAGCTGGGATATGTCCACTGACCTGCACAAGGCAATGGATAAGATCTTGAAGACTGCAGTTGAAGGTCAAGTACCTCAATCTGAAATGCCAGAGATGTTGTTGATCTTGTCTGACATGCAGTTCAACCAATGTGCACGTATGGATCACTCCGCAATGGAGATGATCACTCATAAGTTCACTGCTGCTGGTTACAAGGTTCCTGCAATTGTATTCTGGAACCTGAATGCGAAGGACAACGTACCTGTTAAGCACGACGCGTCGGGCGTAGCATTGGTATCTGGATTCTCGCCTGCTGTTGTGAAGGCTGTGTTGTCTACGGACACGGAGCAATTCACTCCAGAGGGAATCATGCTTCGCACTGTTATGGTTGACCGTTACGCGCTTGCTTGATGGTAGAACATGAGGTAACCGCCCTCGATAATTTTATCGGGGGTTGGTTATTAAATGACCTCTCTGTATGTGATGAGCTTATTGCTTATCACAAAGCAAGCCCCCACAAGGGAGACGGTGTACGTACGGGTGGTGTTGATAAGTCTCGAAAAGATAGTGTAGACTGTTTATTGCAAGATGCATTGTTGTTGCAAAAATATACAACAGCGTTGCAGACTGTATTGGAACAATACATTAGAAAGTATCCATGGTGCAATCAATATGCTCCATGGCGAATAGTAGAGAACATTAACATTCAGTACTACAGACCGACAGCCGGATATTTCGCATGGCACACGGAGCGATCGAGCAACCAGCAATGGATACGCGATCGTCACCTTGTGTTCATGACATATCTTAATGACGTTGACGATGGGGGTGAGACTGAATGGTTTCATCAACAAGTAAAAATACAACCACGCAAAGGCTTAACAGTAATATGGCCTAGTGATTGGACTTTTACTCACAGAGGTTTGACGTCCCCAACTAAAGAGAAATATATCATTACAGGCTGGCTGAATTATGTCACGCCACTGTGAGATATATACAATAACGCGGGTATGGTGCTAGTGGTAACACACGACCTTGCCAAGGTTGAGTTGCGAGTTCGATCCTCGCTACCCGCTCCAAATTGAACTGAGGTGTATCATGTTGAAGATGGACTTAGAAGAAGTCAAGAGCTTTATTCAAGCTCAATCGCCATCCACAAAGATCTATATTGGCGCCGACTCCGAACGTTTTAAAATGGACGGTAAATGGCATGCTGATTATACACTCGCTGTTGTTGTTCATATTGATGGTTGCCATGGATGTAAAATCTTTGGCGAAGTTCAAAGAGAACTCGACTACGACCAGAAAAAGAACAAGCCAGCCTTGCGTCTGATGAATGAAGTTTACAAAGTCTCTGCTCTTTTCCAGGAAATAGTAGAAGCGATTGGAGAACGTCATGTTGAAGTTCACTTGGACATCAACCCAGACGAAAGATATGGTTCAAGCTGTGTTATTCAGCAGGCTGTAGGTTACATCAAAGGTACGTGTAACGTCGTTCCTATGGTTAAGCCAAGAGCTTTTGCTGCTTCGTACGCTGCAGACAGATTAAAGTTTGTTCTTGCTGCATAGAAGAAGAAATAACACTAAGTAGCCCCGCTTTGCGGGGTTTACTTTTTTCTGGACTTAGTGTATAATAAGTTCATGAAAAGAATTAACACAATCCATACACCGCAAGGGTATAAATTTCTCCTCGATGATGTAATTCTTGGTGAGGGGGAATATGAAAACGGTAAGTTCGTTCTAATTGAACAGGACGATCTTACAGAACACAACAATGGCATGCAAGCGCTATCGTATTTGACTGGAAAGCATATTCCAGAATTCTACCAACAGCCCGTACGCCATGATGTGCTGGCGACACCAGCACCCCTCCAAAAATTTAAGAGTCATCCAGCTCTTGTCAACGTAACTAAGGAAGTGATGTTTGCAAAATGAAAATAGCTATCTGTTCTGATCTCCACCTTGAATTTGGTACAATCTCTTTGGAGAATACTGAGGGTGCGGAAGTGTTGATTCTTTCAGGCGACATTTGCGTTGCGAAAGATGTCATGAACAACGACCCACACGATATTATTCCACACACCAAGAGCTCGATGATCCACACATTCTTCCAAGAATGTTGTGAGCGGTTTCCGCATGTGATTTACATCGCTGGCAACCACGAGCACTACCACGGTGACTACCCATCCACAATTCCCAATTTAAAGGAACGCCTCAAGTACTTGGGCAACCTTCATATTCTCGATAAAGAAAAGATCGAGATTGATGGTGTATTATTTGTTGGTGGCACATTGTGGACGGACATGAACAAAGAAGACCCTCACACTTTGTATACAATCAAAGGGTACATGAACGACTATCGCATCATTGAAGACTCTAGCGAAGTGGTGCATTACAAGACACCAATCTATGCTGTCAAGGAGAACGGTGCTTACGATATGGACAATGTCGTTAGCGTGGAGTTCCATACTCGCAGTGCGAAATTCTCACCAGAGAAATCTGTTGTTGATCATAAGGCCATGATGAAGTTCATTGCCGAAAGCGTTGCTGCTGCTCCTCCTTCTCAAAAAGTAGTGGTTGTTGGTCATCATGCTCCTAGCAAGATGTCGACGAAGCCTCAATATGAAAGGGACGTAATTGTCAATGGTGCCTACAGTTCCGATTTGTCTGAATTCATGCTTGACAATCCAAAAATCAAATTATGGACACATGGACACACACACCATGAGTTTGATTATATGATCAACTCGTGCCGTATCGTATGTAATCCACGTGGCTACCATATGTACGAGCATCAAGCTGATGTATTTCAACTCAAGTTCGTTGAAGTATGACGCCTCAGGAAATGTATGAGGACATGGTCAGGATCTTCGGAGACAAGCTCCCCGATCTTGACCATTGTCCAATTGAGTTTGCTTATTATGTAAAGTTGTACAAGTACTACCACATGGAGAAACCAAATGAAGTACATTGATATTGTTTCCGAACGACAGTTCAACATGATTGCACATGATATCGATGAAGATACTCGAGCTGAGCTATGGGGTATTTGGAGGGACGACCTCAATACTAGAATGAGCCAAGACCAACTAATCTCATATGCAAATGGACTGCTAGCATACTTTGGTTCAAAAGTGTTAGTTTCTGATGTGCAGTGGGATGAGCGCGGTAACTGTTTCCTGTGGGAAATTCAATTTGACCAACCCTGTTGACTTTTTGTCAGGAACGCGTATAATTAAGGTTCTTTCAACAACTTCTTGAGGTTTATATTATGGCTCACATGATCGAAACAATGGCTTACGCTGGCGAAACTCCTTGGCACGGTTTGGGTGTTAAAGTTCCGGCAGATCTGTCCCCAGCACAGATGCTGGAAAAGGCAGGCCTGGATTGGACTGTGCAAAAGGTTCCTGCTTTTGCTGAAATCGGCGGTAAGAAGACTGCTGTTGGTTGGTCTGCATTGGTTCGTAATACTGACGAGCAGATGTTGTCTGTTGTGAGCAACGATTGGAATCCCGTTCAGAACCACGAAGCGTTTGAATTCTTCCACGAGTACTGCGCTGCTGGTGATATGGAAATGCATACTGCAGGTTCATTGCGCGATGGTCAGATTGTGTGGGTGCTTGCTAAGATCAAAGAATCGTTTGATTTATTTAAAGGAGACCAAGTTGATTCATATCTTCTATTCACCAATCCTCATAAGTTTGGTCAATCTATCGATGTCCGTTTTACCCCCATTCGTGTGGTATGTAATAACACGCTGACATTGTCACTTTCTCAACAATCTGACCGTATGGTTAAGAAGAGTCACCGTACAGAGTTCGACGCTGCGCAAGTGAAAGAGCAGTTGGGCATTGCTACACACAAACTCGCCAAGTACAAAGAAATGGCTCAATTTTTGGGTTCGAAACGCTACTCAGACGAGAATTTGAAAGAATATTTCAATCGCATCTTCCCTGTGTTGGCTTACAACAAGGAAAAAGGTCCTCAACGTAAAGATCTTTCCAAGTCTGCTACCCGCGCATTGGAAGTTGTGGGAACACAACCTGGAGCCCGCTTTGCTGAGGGATCCTGGTGGCAAGCATTTAACGCTGTCACATATTTGACTGACCATGAAATCGGTCGTAGTGCCGACAACCGACTGACCTCTGCTTGGTTCGGTCCTAATAAGAACCTCAAGGTTAAAGCGCTGGAAACAGCTGTTGAATTTGCTGAAGCAGCTTGAGTATAATAGGGGCTTCGGCCCCGTTCTTTTTAAGGTATTAAAATGGTAACACTTTACAAGCCCCGTGGTCTTCAGAAGCCATCCAAGACATTAGATGGTGGATACATTCGACCAAATCAGCTAGTAACGTTTTTAAAGGATGCTCAAAAGCACTGTGAGCAAGCTGGTGAAGAAGATTCTGCATTCCGTTTGGAGATGCTTGCAGAGTATTTTGAGAAGGATTTTCGTCCTGGCCAGCCGTTAAGTTTCCGTGGCATGTACGCCGGGTTCTGATCCCCCGCCGTTTTCCTATTGCTAAATATACTTACGACCATTAAAAACATGGCTCACTAGAGCCATTTCTGGGGGTCTCTGCTGACCCCTTTCCTCGTGGCCAAGGCCACTTTGTGTGAGTTGAAAATTTTTATATCATGTACTCAACAAATTCCAAAGGAGGTACCAAATGGAATTAACCAATCGCATTGACAGATATAGCGATGTGCTTTGTAAGGCTATTATTGCAACTGTCATGATTGTAGTCATCTTATTTTGTGTTAGCGGCATTACTAATGCTGTCACACGCAAGGTAGATCTCTTTAACAGCTTCAACACTTCAGATGTTACGTCGGATGTGCGCACGAAACAACTCGATTGTTTAACGAAGAACATTTACTGGGAAGCAGCATCTGAGCCTTTCGAAGGTAAGGTCGCTGTCGCGCAGGTCACTCTTAACAGGACCAACCACGCCAGCTTCCCTTCTGATATTTGTGGAGTTGTGTATCAAAAAACAGCAATCCAAAATAAGATTGTATGTCAGTTCTCATGGTTTTGTGAGAGAACATATCTGGTAAAGCCAGTGCACCGTCGCGAGTATGAGGAAGCGGCCGCTGTTGCACGTAAAGTGCTTTTAGAAAATTTTAGAATAGAGTCAGTACAGGACGCTATTTACTACCACGCTGATTACGTTAACCCAAGCTGGCGCAAAGAAAGAGTTGCGAAGATTGGACGGCACATCTTTTACAAAGGATAAACATGACAGATATGAAAGTTAAATCGCAGCTTTTATTTGAAGCCCTAAAGGAAAAATTAAAGTCTGTATCACAAAATACACTCGAATGGATCTCGGTCGTTCTGATCCATTGTGCTTGTATTCCATCCACTTTAGCTTTCTTACGTGGTGTTAGTGACTTAATGCCCAGTGTAGAAGTGGTATTGTTTATGTGGGCTGGATTAATCGTTTACTTTTTCAAATCATTCGTGGAAAATAACCGCATGATGATGTTCACCAATGCTGTAGCGTTTTTCATACAGGCAATGCTATTGGCAATGGTGGTGTACAAATGAGTGACGAATTAAATACAATCCTTAATCTAAAAGATTTTATCGAAAAGATAGAAACAATTGCAATCGAGAAGCGCATCGATTATATCGACGCGGTTGTACTGTATTGTGAAAAAACTGGGCTGGAGGTTGAGACTGCAGCCAAGCTGATTCGTAGCAATGCAAAAATGAAAGCACGGATTAAGACCGATGCTGAGAATTTAAATTATTTTCCAAAGAGTGCCAAACTACCGTTATGAATGATTTCGAAGATCTATATCAATGTGGGTTCACTTGTGGGACGTTTGATGTGATGCATGCAGGACATATCTTGATGCTGCAAGAGGCGAAAGAGCAATGTAAACGGTTAGTTGTTGGGTTGCAAACTGATCCAACAATCGATCGTCCATCAAAGAACAAGCCCGTCGAAAGTCTCGTAGAGCGATATGTCAAATTGAGAGCAATCAAGTGGGTGGATGATATTATTCCTTACACCACAGAAGAAGACTTGACAAATATATTTAAAATGTTTCCTTTCGACGTCCGTATTGTAGGAGCCGATTACATCGGTAAAGATTTTACTGCGAGGCAATACTGCATAGACAATCGTATTGACATTTACTACAACAGTCGTAGCCATAGTTATTCCTCGACCGATATGAGGAATCGTGTCTATCTGTCCGAGCTTGCAAAGCATCCAGAAGTTAAGGCTAAATGGATTGAACCATGAATGGATTCCAGACATACAAGATGTATGTCGCTTTGAAAAATCATTTCACCTCTGAAACGTACGATTATTTTCGTTACGGAGGAAAGACACGTGCTAGTATCAAGACATACGAGCAACGCAAGGACAAGTACTTCTTCGAAAAGCTGTCACGTAAACGTAATGTAGAACAATTCATATTGGCCAACATTATTGAACAAGGCGCTACTGTGTGGGTGGGAGACTTGGCGAGCGAGCAGCAAGCTGAGGACAACTATCGTAACTGGGTCAAACGCCAGCAGTCGATAACATACATTTTTAGCAATGATTTGAACCAACTAGACGCGGTATACGATCAAAACATTATTGTAGTAGAGGGTCAGCACCCTCCATTGTTAAAACACGTTATACAACGTAATATCAGCATTGAAACCATGGTTATATTGAACGATATGTGCTCGTTCTTTAGACACTGGAATAGAAAGATTGAAGACCAGGTAATCTGGCCATCGATATATCAGAAATGTAAAAAATACAAACCGTTTCTGAAATATGATAAAGACAAACTGAAGAAAATCGTTATTGATAAATTCAGTTGACTTTATTTGAGTATTGAGTTATTATAAATAATATCATACATCATGTGATATGTGAATAAGACGCAATATATTTTAATACAACGCATACAAAGGAAATACAATGGTAGACTTCGCATCTATGAAAAAGTCTCGTAGCGCTCAGCTAGAGAAAATCAACAACGAACTGACTAAGCTCAGCAATCCCGAAGGTGGAGGTGGTGCAGATGACCGCTTCTGGAAACCAGAGGTCGATAAAGCTGGTAACGGCTACGCAGTAATTCGTTTCTTGCCAGCACCTGGCGATGAAGATGTTCCGTTTGTCCGTATTTGGGATCATGGATTCCAAGGACCTGGAGGGTGGTACATCGAAAAATCTCTCACCACACTTGGACAAAAAGATCCTGTATCAGAATACAACTCTGAGCTATGGAACAGCGGAATCGAAGCGAACAAAGATCTCGTTCGTAAACAGAAGCGCCGCTTGGCTTTTATTTCCAACATCTATGTTGTGAAAGATCCAGCACACCCAGAGAATGAAGGCAAAGTGTTCTTGTACCAGTACGGTAAGAAAATCTTTGATAAGTTGAATGCAGCAATGCATCCAGAATTCCAAGATGAAGAACCAATCAACCCATTCGATCTGTGGACTGGCGCTAACTTCAAATTGAAGATTCGTCAAGTGGAAGGGTATCGTAACTATGACAGCTCAGCATTTGATACTGCTGGTCCGCTGTCTGATAGCGACGATAAGTTGGAATCGATTTGGAAATCGGAAAGCTCTTTGCAAGAATTTATCGATCCAAAGAACTTTAAGTCTTACGAAGAGTTGAAGACTAAGTTACATCGTGTACTTGGCCTTGCTGGTGGTGGTGCTAAGCCACGTTCATCTGCTGCTGACTTCGGTGACGATGAAGCTCCTCAAGCACCTGCTAAGACTCCTAAATCAGCATTCGCTAAACCTGCTCCAAAGATGGATGAAGGTTTCGGAGATGATGAGGACGATGAGAGCATGGCATTCTTCAAGAAGCTAGCTCAAGAATAAGGAAAGGCCCGAAAGGGCCTTTTTTATTTTCCTACTGCAGATTGTACAGCTTCTTTAATGTTAGCAGGATTAATGTCAGTGACTGACGACCCGCCACTTGATCCTTCTTGTATTACATTGACCTTGGACGATTGATCTACGCTGTTATACATTACACCACTAGTAGCTGCCTTCATGTAATTGGCAATCGTCTCTGTCATTTCTGCTAATTCATTTGCCATCTTTTGATCTGGGCCCACAACGTTCGAAGCGGATAGAGTCGATGATGGGGTCATCTTGTTTATAGCAGTCTTCCACGCATCTTGGAATCCTTTGTTGTCTTCAGCATTCTGAGCAAATATTTGCTCGCCATACTTAATATAATCACTCACCTTTGTGCCGTACGCATCTTGACGATCGATATTCTCTTTCATCATTTTAATTACGCCGCCAGGACCTCCAATGTGCATTGCTGCCAACAAGCCTGATATCTGCTGTGTGGTTGATTCAGATTTTAGATAGCCATTTTTACGAAGCCAAGCTAAGTTGTTTGAGGTGAATCTCTGCATTGCATCGTCCTGAGCTTTTTTATCGTTCAAGAACTTCTCTTTGCTCCAGCCATCGGTCCAATTTTTAGGATCTTTGAAAATAATATCCTGGTTTTTATTATCACCTAATTTTTTAGCAGAACCTTTTTTGATATAGCCAAGATCTTCTAAAGCAGCAACGCCAAATTGATACTTACCGAGATACCCTAATGTGTTGCTACCGCTATACTTGCCACCATTTTCTCTGTAGCCAATACCTTCTCTATACTTTTCGTAATCTTTGGTGTCGAATCTTCCAGAATCGCTCGATCTGCCTTCGTTGGATTTCATCGACGCAGCTACTTCTGCTTTTTTGAGCTCTCCCAGGCGCTTATCAATCTCTTCTTGCCTCTTTTGATTATCGCGGTTCTGCATCCACGTCTCGAGCCAATCGACTCCGAGACCTGCAACTCCAGTAACGGCCGACCCTGCAGCCAACCATGGAGCAGCTGGTGCACCGACGCCAGTCATACCAGCTCCAACAGCACTAAGACCTAAAGTTCCGGAAAGTCCATAGAGACCAGCTGACCATTTCTTGTCGTCCTGCCAATTCTCATATCCGCCATACAAACTGAGACCACCACCAAGGACGCCGAGCCCTCGAGCAAACTTTGTACCCCAAGTCGTACCACCTCCTGGTTTAAATGGTGGACCAGCGCTTATTTTAGCTTTCTCTAAAGCTTCAATCTCTTGACGTATGGCTGCTCTTTCTGCTCGAGCAGCTCTTTCGTATTTTATTCTCTCGGCCTTGCTCATTCCTTTTGTATCGACAGTCGATTGGCGTACGCCAGCCGCTTGTGCTGTCTGAGCAGCTAGACGTTGGGCAATTTGTTCTTCGGCCGTCATTGCCGCAGCGGCACCACTCTCAAGACCAACCGCAGTTGATCCTTTTGGGTTAACTTTTGAAGGCGGCGGTTTATCGACCATCTGATCACCAACCCACTTTCCGCCTTTAAACACAAGTCCCATGCCAGCTGCTAAACCGGTTATCCTTGCAGCAAGATAGGCAGTCGCGGCTGTTGTAAGAGCTGTTGTTATGGGAGCAGATTCGAACGCATCCTTATATGCCGTCCACATACTGTCGGCAAGCTTCTCCCCCAAATCACCAACCAACGACGTGAGTCGATCTTTAATCATCTTACGTGTTTTTTCATCAAACACGTTATCCCAAACCCACTTACCTGCGAATCCTGCGGCCACAAGTTTAAGCAATCCAGGAACCATATCGCTTATTGAACCTAATGCTCCAAGAAGACCAGACCCGGTACCGCCCTTACCGCTGCCAGCAGCGCTTGGTTTTTCTAGCAACCCACTTTCTTGTTCAGCCTCTTTACCAAGATATTGTTGCCTACGAGCTTCAAATAATCGCTGCTGATCAGCTCGGAGCTGCATACGACCGATTTCGCGTATATCTTTCAATACGGTAATCATAGAGCCAATTTGAGTTGTTAGCGCGCTAAACTCCTTTTTACCCACTAATCCACTCTTCGGATTTGCTGGATTAGTTGTATCCTTTTTATCTTTCTTGTCCTTATCTTGCTCCTTTTTCATTTCAGAAGCAATGTTGCGCAACAGAGGACCAATTCCCATTCCAAGATTATATACAGCCTCTGACGGAGAAGGCATGGCCGATTTAGCCGCTTGAGCAACGTTTTTCCGTGCTTGATCGACTGTGTTTTGTGTGCCTTTTACTACAGCTGTTATTGGGTTCATGTTTGTCTGCTAGCGCCTTCTTTTTGTTTTTCTAAGAAATCTTTTAGAATATCAACGTATATGTCACGTTCAAATGGCATTAAATTTTCTATCTCTGCAATCGAATATTTATGGTGCTGAGCCAAATTAAAATTCAAATAGTAATAATTTGAAATATTGTTATGGCTCAGCGCAATGTAAAAAAATCATTCAGTGTCTGTAATATGAGCTTGCCTTCAGAGCCGTCTTTTCTCATGTAAGACACTTCGTGGTATAGACGTGGCATTGTGCTCATAAACTTTTGAATTTGATTGAATGTTTCAATATCTAATCCGTCAATAAACTCTGCAATGTCCTCAGAAGTGTTGCTAGCCATATCATACACGTTATTTTCATCGTAGTATTTGTCAATACAATACTTCATTAGTTCGAACATTAGCTCAACTTCAGATCCAAGATCGGTTGACATTTTTTCCGTCACATCCGCTTTTGGATATTTCAAGATGATACCAGTCTTATCGGTTATTTGTATTTTGTTTGTGTGCTCGTCGTCGAATTTAATCTCAACATCGTCAACATCGATAATAATATCATACCGCTCAT